CAGAGTTGTTTGATCGACCTCTTTGTGGATTCTCTTCAAACCAATTACCAGTTTTTGCCTTTGTCATTTCTTCATCGTCTGCCGAGAATAAACAGATTGTGGCAGACCTACGAACACCGCCAGCAAGAACGGCATCAGCGGCGTGCATGGCAATATCATAAACATCAATAGGACGAAGTTTTGTTTCGCCCTTGAAGATTCTTGTTTGAATCAAATGTTCAATCTTGTCAAGTGATCTGCGAAGTGGTTCTGGTCCAGGTGCCTTGAATCCTCCAGAAATCATTGCACCTTTTGGACGAATCTTTGACAGGTCAAAATAAACACGACGACCTTCAAAATCTGGAAACTGACCACCCCCAACAAAATAAGATGAAAGAAGAACACCAAGAGCGTCTGCCCAACCTTCAATAGAATCTGCGACTTCCCAACCTTTTGCTTGTTTCTTGCGTTCTTGAATGTTCGGAAGTTTATTAACATGATGTTTTTGAACAGAGAAGCCCGCACCAGCACCGCATAGAAGTACATAGAAAAGTTCAGAGAAGAACCGAGGCCGATCCGCATATGTGGAGGTGCAATTGTACATTCTCATCATGTGCTTGAGAATCTGATCGCCGCCGAACTGTAATGCTCTTTGTGCGCCAAGAACATATTTCAGTTTATAATAAGATTCCGCTTCATCAATCAACCGAGAAAGTGCGGGTGTCATTTTCTCTTTGTAGAAACCGCGATGCATATTCATAACGCGAGTGACGGCTTCTTCCCAAGTCTCATATCGCTCTTTAGTATCGTCCCATCTACTATACCCTTCGTAAAACTTGGTTTGTGACATGATATTACGAGTATCGTAGTCTTTGTGATTTGAGACGACTTTGAGCATGAAAGGGTACTCCTCTGGATGGATTATAAGACGAAAATAGTATATATAAGGAAAACCATCACATATTGTAGTATGTGATGCTCTTGTAACAAAATGTTATTGTGTTTTTATGGATTCTTCGTAGTAAACAATGATACTTTTTTGTTGCTTGATATAACGACGAAGTTCCTGAACATTCAACGAAATGTTTTCATAATCGCGAACAGACATTGCCACAAATACCAACTGAAGATTTTTCTTCTTGAATTCTGTAATGAACTCATCCAGATTTTCTTCGGTGACAACAAAAAATTTTACATCATTCAAAGAAACGGGTTTAGGGCGAGGCTGAATCGCGATAGGTTTTTGAACAATGGGATCGATATCTACAGGAGGTTTTTCTGTACACCCACTAATTAACGGTATCAGAAATGATATCATCAAATACTTTTTTAGTGCCATCATTTATCCTATTCTCTATAAGACCAGGTTTCTCAATCGCGAGTCTTGTTAAATCGTGATCTGCTAAAATTTTTCTCAATTCAACTAAACCTTCATCAGCATTTTGAAGGTCTATCGTAAGATTATTTATTCGTTCTTCTTGTTCTTTCGCGGACTTCTGAAGGAAATCTACGGTCGTAATAAGTGATTCATTTTTCTGAACCAACTGGGCATTCAATGACGCGAGATTTTCAATACGTTTTTGCATATAATAGACGCCGCCCGAAGCAGCGCCTATGATTAATACTATCGCTATTATAATATAGATTCTCACATTTGTAAACCTTTATTTTAAGGTGCGGGTGGAAAATAATTCCTTTGACCGTGATAAGCACCTGACCCATATTTCATTGATCTGGTCATAGGTCTTGGTGATGTTTTGGGGGCTGATGTTGGTCTGGTCTTAGGTCTTGGTGATGTTTTGGGGGCTGATGTTGGTCTTGGTTCCGGACGAACTTCAGGAGTTGTTGTGAATTTTCCAGTAGCATCTGGACGATATATTGCAGTATCCCGTGTCACATCTTCTTTCATATTAATATTATATCTTCGGAGGATTTCACTTATCTTTTTTTTCTTTTTCTTGTTTGGTCCCATGTTCGCAGTATCAGCAGGAATTCCAGCAGATGCCGCCGTATTACTTGGTGCTGCTCCCGCTTCTTCTTCATAAAGATGATCATATGATTCTATATTTAATAACCTCTTGATAAATCCGCGGCCAAGATTCGGAGCGGATGCCCCTCTGCCACCACCAACTTTCGGAAAACCACCATCACCTTGTTGTCCAAATTTTATTTTGCCTTCAGGTGGAGTTCTTGTTACACCACCTAAAGTTGGGCGTGGTTTAGGTTTGTTGGTGTCAACTCTATGTGTGTCTTTTAATTTGAGAGTTCCAGACGCTTTTCCCCCAGTATCAGGAACAAGTTGACCAGACCTCAATCGCAAGGTACTTTGCTGCTGTTTGGCCAGTTCCGCTTTCCCTTTCTTCCAATTCGCTTCTGCCTGTTTTGCGGCCCTGGCATTATGCGTCTTTCGCTCGTCCGGGGTCATTTTTTTGTATGCATCTATTTGATTTTGCATTTCAGCGTTGTGAGCGGCAATCTTATTCGCTAATTTTGCCCGCATTTCATCGGTATATTTACCTTCAGTTAAACCTCTTTTTCTCATGGTATTGTATAACCTCTCTATTTCTTTTACTGAAAGGTCTGTATTTACTGATCTTTTAATATCCAGTATATGCCCTCTCAAGGATTGTCTATTGGATTTGTCAGATTTTACTTTCTTGTTGAGATGTTTTAATATAAGATTTCTGAAATCGCTTCTCTTTCCGTGAGGAGTATTAAATCCTACGGCAAGGGATTCACTCATGTTTCTTTGTGCTTTAATCCAGTCTTTTGCTGCTTTTGTATCTGCTGGTTTCTTAGACCAATCACTGATCTTCTTGTAAACATTCGTAGTTTGTTGGTTCCAGTTCGATCCTTCGCTATTATCAACGACAAAAAAGTTTTGACGACCAAACATTTTTTGAAATGCGCCAATATTCTTTTGAACTTCAAGCCACATATCCTTGACTTGTTTATCGGGTAATGTTCTTGCTCTTTGTCTGTTTCTCAATAAAGCAGTATCTAAATCCGTATTGACAAAAATCATCGCTATTTCATATCCGATTTTTTGAAACTGGGATATTTGTTTTTTGATTTTGTTTATGTCTCTACCAGTACCGTCAATGACAATACCAAGACGACCCTTTTGATAAAGTTTCTGTTTTTTGGCGGTTAATGCTTTTGCTCTGTCCCGAATATCCTGTCCTTTAGGCGAATAGATATTTTCGGGTGTTGGTTTCATACCTGCTTGAGCAAGTTTGATTTCGTAAGCATCGTCTGAGTTCACAACTCTAAAACCCAATGGACCTAAAGCAGTTTTACCTACAATAAAAGATTTTCCAGAACCCGGTCCGCCCGCTAAAAATACTGCTTTGAATATTGCGGGATCGTTGACGCCTTCTAAAATTTGTTCTTCTTCTAACATCTCTTTATCTCTCTCAGTTTTTCCACGACATGTTGGTCCATGGGTATGTTTGTGTATTGATCATTTCTTATCGCTTCTAAAAATATCAAAAATGGCTTTAATGCATTCCAGTGTATTGCCTCAATCTTGACATTTAATATTTTAAGACCCGCTTCATAACCAAATACATTAAATATCACAATCAAATGATTTAGAATAAGTCTTTCTGGTAAATCACCTGTATCATAATAACGATTCAATAATCTCTTGACGTATTTGAATCGTTTCAAATCATCATAAAATTCCTCAATGTCAATTCCCTTTGGAGTATAATAATGTAATGCGGCGTATTCTATCAAATCATCTTCCAAAATATTATTCAAATCATCGTTATTCATAGTTTTATTTTTATCTAAATTTTGTTTTAAAGTTCGGATCTAATCCTCTAGTTAAAAATTGCTGGATTATTGACCTGAACATTGTCTACTTCTCTTTTTTTCCAGTAATTAGATCAACTGCCGAGGCCTCACCCAAAAGACTCTTCGCCATATGTTCATGAAATTTCCGGTCTTTACCCTCTGTCTCTTTCGCCTTACGTTCATGATATTTTCCCTTCAACTTTCGCAAATGCGCAAGATATTCTTCACCGCCGGCAGGATTTGATATTCTAGAGTATGCGCCAGTTCTGCGGCCCGTCATAGGATTGAATGATCTCGTATTGCGTAAAGACATTTTTATCTCCCGAATAAACTCTTAACTTGTTCCAGAAGCGTCTCTTTACGAAGTCTACGATCAAGTTCAACGCCTTTTGTTCTTGCGACTTCTTCAAGTTCTACCTTTGTCATATGTTCCAAAACAAAATCTTCTTCTGATGTTGGTGCTTCTGTTAGCATTTGCGGTGTTGGAATCATTTCTTCTTTCACTCCATAAAATTCATCAATATCTTCTTGCGAAATCCTAGCAGGCTTCAACATCTCTCCCGTGCGAGGATGTCTCCAACCATTTGGCGAAGGCACAGCATGTTTTGCCCAGTTTGGAGGTGATATAGCCATGACTTATGCCTTTACCGACACATCAACCTGACCAGTCTTGAAACCATCATCTTCTTTTCTTGATGCTCTTGCTGTAATGTCTTCAGGTTTGTTGATGATTTTCTTATCACCTTTTGAGGAATCTCCTCTACGACCGGCAGCAACTTTGACATTCGTGGCACGGAACGCATCCCAAGTTCTTTTTTCTACTTCAGGTTCGTTCACATCTTTTGGCATTGGAGTTTGCCGGTCCATCTCTCTTTTTGCTGAAGGGGAAAGACCTTCACCTCTTGGTGACCCGTTGTTCATATTACCGTGATCAGCGCCGGCAGATTCTCCGAATGTTATTTGTGTTGGGTTCTTGACATATTTTTCACCAGCTATATTCGTTTGATATTCTTTACCCTTCCACTTGAATACACCCCCGGCCCCACCTTGCTTTTTACGAGCAATTCTAAAAGCGTCAGCGAAACTTTTTGGTTGAGTAGCAGAAGTAGTAGAAGTAGTAGACGACTTAGCGAGATCGTTGGGTCGTGATTTTGGTCTTGGCACCCGCAGGCTTGTCGGATTTGTCTGTTTTTTCGGCGGCTGATCTTTTGTGATCGAATATCCAGGTTTTTTTGGTGGCGACGATAACGTATAACCTAAGTATCGTGGATTCCGGGGATCGTCTGTGCCGCCAGAGCCTCTTCCAGTGGTACTGGGAATTTTTATTTCGGCGGATTTTTCCGTGAAATACAAATACGCCTCGGCGATTTCGTCATAATCTTGTTCTGAAATATCATCTAGACCATTTTCTTCCATGTAAGCCTCGATGATTTCGTCCATAAGTTCTTTGTTCATGTTACAATTCCTTTTTATTTGTATTTATAGTTTAGATAACTTCATGGATAAAATTCTGTTAATGTGTTCCAAAATGGGTGACAATTATGTCTTAAAGTTATTTTTAGATCACCTTTTGATATAATTTCATATTTTTTGTATTCGGGCGACCCCCACGAAAAAATCCACGGACCAGCAACATAAGTTCCTATAGGTCTTGTGCTATCCGTCTGCCCTTGGTCATCACTAAACTCAATGTTCAATTTTTCGTTTTTTGCTGATGCAAACATACCAATATATGCACAGTTTCTTATTTTCTTAAAATCCACATATAATATAAGGCTACCATCTTCTGAATTTGAATGATCTATAACTTTCATTTTTGTTGTAACTGGCAACCATTTGCCTTCTAGGATCGGCAGCTTTGGCCAATATACTGGAAAGAAAGCAAGAATAATCAGAACCACAAAAAGTTTATTGAATGTTGGTTTAAATAAAAATCTGAATATTTTATTAGTTAACAACGTTAAGTCCTCCATTTAACACAAAGGCCATGATACCGGCAATTAAAATACTAATAATAAGCCATATTACTTTCTTGATGTAAGAAAATAATTCTTGATGCTCTTTTTCTAATCTCTCAGTTCTGTAAATCAAGAGTTCTACTTTTGTGTATAACTTTTGTAATAACTGTTCGTTATCATCTGGGTTCATAAATATTTCTCCTAAAATGTTCTAATTATGAAATATGTAATCACTCAGAATTATGTTTTTTTTCATGTCTTGCCAGCATTGCCCTAGCTAGCCCCTCTTTTTCTGGCCTCTCGTCTTTCTTTTTCCTTGACGAGTTGATCATATGTTGGCAATATCGTTTTCGCATTATTCTTCGTCTTTTGTGGCATTCTTTATATATTTTGTCAGTTTTTTTGTGAGATTTCGTATAAGTTACGCATTTGGATCAATTCTTCTTTTCAGTTTTTCTCTGAAATCATTTATTCTAGCATTATCCAATTCTCTGTCATCTCTTTCGGCAGATTGGTTTTTTCCTATCAAATTTTTTCTGGCCCCAAGAACTTTTTCAACTTTTTCTCTGTTTTTCTGTGATCTTAATTTGGCATAATAGAATTTGCCTCTTGTCTCTACAATATCGCGCTTTTCTTGTCCAGGTGTCAGTTTTCTCGCCTTTTTAGATGCTTCAGGTGTACCCCATTCGGGTTTGTTTTTATACCATCTGTCTGTCTTTTCTTCTATTATGGAAACATCATTCAACCATTTACGAGATTGGTTACCTTTCGCATCTTCAACGATAAGATAATTGGCACCACAATATGATACGACATATTCATTACCATCTTTATCTTCTACCAAATCACCAGGAAGATACAAATCACCTTTGATGTATTGTTCACGGGCATCAGATACTTTGTCTAATCTAACATGATTTCTGTAGTTCGTGGATTCTTTGAGACCCATACCAAGACGAACATCGTTGAACATTTTCTTTGAGTCTTTCAAAGAAATCTCGGACGGTATGCCTTTTGAGAATGATGAGAAATCATTGTCTCCAGCAGCGGCTCTCATTTTAGATGCCGACATACCAGTCACACCTTCAGCATCAGGATCTCTTTCTCCCGCAGAAACAACATTGATGGATTTGAAGTTGTAGAATCCGTGCCGCCCCTTGACATTATTATATTTGTTCAATAGAATATTGAATTCACGAATTCTGTCCGAGCCAACAACCATCGTGATATCCGTGAAACCTTCGTTGTGTAACTTTGTGGCAATATCAAATACATTGATCAGTTTCGGATCGTATATAATTGATCTACCATGTTTCGCAAACATCTTTCTCGCCCATTTGACTTTATCGCGATAAGATAATGGGTTCTTTTTGGGGTCATGCGATTGCGACAAATACATTCTATACTGATTAGGACCAGATACAGATTTCATTTTATCTAATAACTTACCATGACCAATAGTCGGGGGATTCAACCGACCAAAGGAGAAAGTAATGGCACTCTTGCCTTCAACTAAGTATCTAGAAAAACTTTTCATTGTTTCGCTCTGTGTCTCTCAACTTCTCTTTTACGAACGTCTTTGAGCATTTTCATTGCTACCATTTGAATTCGTTTTTTCATAGCAGGAGTATTCAATTTCTTTTCAAGTTCCTGCTTTCTTGCTGGCGAGAGTTCTTCTTTTGGTATACCTTTAGTCAGTCTTTTAAGAATGAATTTTCTAGCAGTCTTGATTGCTCTACGCTTCAAAGTTTCCATATTTGCCATTCGGCGCTTGGCTCTTTTTTGACCCATCTCAATCTTCTTATGAACCCTTTTCATAATTCTGGCTCTTTTGAGTCTTTGTGCCATATTCAACGCTTCATCAAGTTCAACATCTTCATTTCTTGGTTTATAATTAAGAAACTTACCGTGTTGTCTTAATCTACGGTGCATTTTCTCCATAGATTTTTCAGCCTCTTCAGGCGTCTTTGGTTTTCTTTCCCATTCTTTTTCTAAATCTTCTTTTGCTTTCTTTCTAGCACGATCAGCAAGATATGCGGAAATCTCATCTAGTTGAACATCTTCTTTTGTGAGTCTTTTCCACGCTTCTTTGCTTGGATATCCTTCTTCACCTGGTTTTGCGGGAGGTTCACCTCTTTCGCGTTTTTTACGAATACGATCCCAGAGTCCAAGTTTCTTACCTTCATCAAGGTTGACTTCTTCTTTCATTGCCGCTTTTTTGTGTGCTAATGCTTGAAGTTCCGCATTCAGTTTATTCCATAGTGCCAAGTTTCCTGCTTTTTTTGCTCTCCACATTTTAGCGCGAAGAGAACGCGATTCATCCGTTCCGACTGAAATTTTTCCCATTTGAGTATCAGGATTAATAGAAGGTAAAAGACCTTCAGTAACTCGTTTCGCGGCCGCAGTAGCAATCGCCATCTTCTTAGACATAGGCATATCTGGATGGTCCCTTTCTATTGCTTTGGCAATCTCTTCGCGTTTCTTTTTTTCATCAGGAGTTAATGTTCTCTCGCCAAGAACACCAGACCTACGTCTTCTCATTCTATGTTGAAAGTAACCATCAGGATCATCACGATCCGGATCGAAATGTGCTACAAAATCTTTGAAGTTTAACTTATCCATAGGATTATTCCACTGCTTCTGGATCTTTACCCATACCTTTGATCCGGAAATATTTCTTCAGGTCCGTCTTAGTGATTCTTGTAACATCGCCAATCGAATCTGGTCTACGAAGCAGTTTACGGAGTTTCATCTTCACTTCGCCTGGGTTCTTTGCGTCAATAAACATAGGTGGAAGACCGTCTACATTAACTTTGTAGTCGATGGTTGCTTCATCAATTGATTCTTTCTTCATTTTATACATAGGACAATCTTCGTCATGTTCGTCATCATCTTCCATATCACAATCACATTCTTTTTCCTCTTTCTTCATCGCTTTCTTGATTGTTTTACGACGATTGTGCAGATATTCATCCGATTCATCTTCGTCACCATCATTGTCAATATCAGCGTCTAGGCGATCTTCCCAGTCACCTTCTAACTCTTTTGCGTCAACTGGATCCAGTTTCTTTTTCTTCTCAGTCAAGTTCAAAGATTCATTCAAACGAAGATCATAAATGTTGATTCGATTTTCGGTAAGTTGACTTACTCTTGCTTTAGCCTCGGCAATTTTTTGTTTATTGTTCATTTTTATTTGTACCCCATTTGATTTATTTTTCCCAACCTTTCACAATGTCCGGCGAGAAGTTGTTATAAGAAAACTCCATTCTATCAACAATTTTTAATGCTGAACCAGAAAGTTTGTCTATCGCAACATAACCTTCAGGGCCAGTAGTCTTGTATCCTCTATTTGTTCTTACGAAAGTCTTGACTTTCGACAATCTATTAAGTATATTTATAATAATTAGTTTTGCATCTATGATTGCTTTTTGAAAATCGAACAACAGTTTTATAGAAATCTTGTTTCTGGTCGAGAAAAATGTCATGATATTTGCCAGTTTTTCTCTTCTAGGCGTTTTACCTTTTTCTGTTTTCAGTTGCGATATTTCATCATGAAACTTTCTCTGTATCCATAATATCAAATTGTTCGTATGCTTTGCGGTGTCTTGAATGACTTGACCACTTCGAACAAATGTGTTGTTGTATTGTTCAATCAATCTTGGTAACTCTGGATGTGCTTCAAGTTCTCGTAATGTCGATCCTGATATTTTATTGAATATCTTGCCAGCAACAGAAAGATAAGCATTGACCATCTTTGTCTCGGATTCTGACATGGTAGCATTCGTCAGGTCTCTCAGGAAAGCATCTTGCGACCATACAGCACTTGATGATCTAAACTTGTTCACATTGACGCCATATGACGCTCTCATTGACTCGAATGTTGATCCTTTATATGTTGTGTGCCAGACAATCCCCAGTTTCGCCGACGCGATATCTTTTGCCATTGGCGTATTTGCTGGAACGGCATAAACAATGGTGTTGGGATGAAAAGTGATAAAATCTTCTCCATCAATCTTGTCCTTTTTTAGATCGTTTTGAGCGAATAAGAAATCGCCCTGAATGACACCTTTGATGCCAAGTGAAGGTAGGTGTTGTAAAGCAAGTTTCAATTTTGCTGCAAGATCGCCTGAAGTGTCTGCATCAATCTCTTGAGGTGTTTTATAGACTTTAGGATTCTTGGCAAAGATGCCCTTTTTAGCGACAAAGAACTTACCATCAGAAGGATCAGTTCCTGCAAAGATAGCAGGAGCTCCATCCCATTTTACTGATACGGAACCAGAATGATGGCCTTGAAGCATATCCCGAAACGAACGAATCGCATTGATTGCTTGTCTGGCACCACTGACGCCACCATAGATGATAGCATCATCGATGTGCGTCATATGTGTGTTCTTTTGTTCTGCTAGAAAGGATTTGAAGGATATCATTAGAATTTTACCTATATTTGTAATCTGCCATGATGTGAGTTGGATATAACCCGCCTTGTTTGTTTCTAATATTTATTTTAAATTCATAGCGAGGTGTTAGCACTTCAATGTCTATTCGTTTTGCTGATCCGGGTTGAGGATACAATATCGTGACTTTAGATATTTTCGCCGAGTCTATCATTTTTCGACGAGTCATCTCATAAAATTCTACATTTTTTCCTCGGCGGTGTGCCATCCAATAACCATAACCTACACCAGATAAAAGAAGTTGTTGTAAAAGTCTTTTATTCGCCTTACCTGTTGCATTAACTCTGATTTTTTTTGCTTTTGAAGGTTTGGATCTATCATAACTAGAAAAAATTTCAATAAATTTTTGTTCGTCGATACCAAATGCATTCAATAGAATTTTTGCTTCTCGGTTTTTAAATGATCCTTTTTCGAAATCTGCTGGAGGAAATATTTTTCGAACACCCGAATTAAAAAAGGTAACTGTACCACCATATTTTGCTGAAATATAATAGGGTTTACCATCAGCGGTGACCGTAACATCTGTAACTTTAGATCCGATTTGCAAATCTCGTCCGCCGATAAGCATGGAAACATCAGTCAAAAATATAGGTCTTTTCGTGTTCGCAGCACCATCTAACTTTACCGATATTTTTTTAGCATCTTTTAGAAATGCATCATGCATCGATTTCATCATGTCGGGATAAATGAAATCGCCATCCAAACCTTCTTCTTTATACTTCTTAACATCCTTGACGATATTATTTTCGAAAGCAAATCCTTTCGAAGCCGACCCCTTTCCGCCGCGAGAACCATTTCCAGCACTTATCGAAAATCCGTATTTTTTCGACAATGATTTTAAGTTGTAATCGAAAGATAAGACTCTTATTAATTTTATTATGTTGGGTTTAGTAGCGTCGAGAGCAATAGGGTCTTTTATTCCGGATTTGTTCATTGACAACTCAGCAAAAAGTTTTTTGAGATTTTCCTTTTTATCGTCTGGAACAAATTTTAAATTGTCTATATCAGATTCGGATTTCGGAAAATGAGTGAACCCCTCATTTAAGAACGTCTTGAAACTTTTCATATTTTCCCCATTTGGATAAAGTTGTTTACTCTATTTATAAAAAAAGGGAGCGTAACAAACGCTCCCAAAGTGAAAGCAAGAAAGGCCCGTTTTGCGTGGAACCCATACGCATCTTCTACTATGCTGCCATGGCGTACTCCACTGCCTTCTCTGCTGCTTTGATCTTGCGGTTTTGGTTAGTGCCAAACCACTGGTTGTACAGACGATTATCAGCACTACGACCTTGTACGTGGTCGGTCATGAAAGTAACACTGTTGAATGCTTGCCACCAAGTTCCTTCAGCGAACTCTGCACCCGGTTGAGTCTCAAGCACCTCAAATGCTTGCTTTGCCGGGCGTGAAAGAGTTTCTTTCGTGACCTCTTTTTGTTCTCCAGAAGTCAACGGAAACACTTCGTTGTAGTACTGAAGAAGATTATCAACTGAGAACCGGCGCGACCCAAGAAACTCTGCCATTTCTTTGTACTTAGCGAACTTTTCGTGAGCAAGCCCCATTGTGTTCTTGACCGCATCCGCATCAAATGCTGTGCGGTGACCGACTTTTACAGCACGATCCGCTTGAGAGTTGATTGCGAAAGTCAGAGTGTTATTGCAAACTACTCGGATCGGAGTGAAGCGAACATCAATCGCTTTACCATACTGATGAGGATTGGAGAAGAGCATGTAAGAGTCTACCTGATCCCCGCCGAAGATATCAAACGATTCTTTGACTTTTGCCAAGGCCCAGACATATTGTCCGTCACGAAGTGAACCGGCAGTGTGCATCTCCATATCGCCCGCAAGGACGAATTCATTGAAGAATTGAAATGCTTCTCGGTTCTGAACAGGATGCCAGTTTTCACCAACATTAGTCAAAATCTTAGCGTCCGTTTTACGAACAAGAGATTTCTGACCAGTAGGAAGACGATCACCGTTGAACTCAATAAACGATTCAACCTCTTCAACTTCCCAGTCAACACCCGCCTTTTCCATCATCTGTTCAGGTGTGAGATCATTTGAGACTTCGGTCCCGAGACCGTGCCAAGGAACACCACCCGATTCTGCGTATGCCATCTGTGCTTTGCCATTTACGATTTCAATCATATGTGCCATGAGATTTACCTTTCTGTTTTCTCACTGTTTCTACGATTATTATATTCAAAAGAATGATTCGTGTCAAGCGTTTTTTTCAAATAAATTCGAGATTTTCTTCACGAACTGCGAAAGAGATTTTGCCACCACCCTCATAAGGTTCACATTCGACCGTGTAGACAATCACATCACCCATTTCGTGACGTTCTTTCACATCAACTTCAATCCCGTTATAGGCGTTGATTTCGTCTTTCAGAATTGCTTCCATTTCACCTCTCCTTTAGAAGTAGTAACGACGAGTTCCGTTTCCTTCGATTTCAGCAGTATCAAGATACCGATAACCTTGATAATTGCCAGTCTGGAACAGAACTGATTCAAGCATATCTACTACGCCTTGCCGTTCATCAGCATTGGTATTTTCATTCGCGAGAAAATGATTTGTCATTTCACGCAGAGTTTCAACTTCAATCGTTTTCCGTGCTTTTTTCATAGGAATTGTCCTTCTCCTGAACCGTCTGAGTCTAACCAAGCTTGGGCAATGACACTGGCATATTCATCTGCTTCGTCAGCATACCAGATTTTCAAACCCTTGTTGCCCATTTCTTGCAACACCATGAGATGTTCAGCGGCATTGCCATAATCTTCCTCATACGCGAAGACTACACCTGCATCGCTCATTATTGCAAATCCGCGAGTTTGGTCAATCATGCTGCTTCCTTTCCAGCAAACTTTACTCCGACTTTCGTGATGCCATCCTTGCGGATCATGACATTCGCGAAAGATTGTGCGGCATAGTTTTTAGCGAACATCTTTTCGCCACCGTGGCGACCGCGATAGTTCCAGACAACTTTCCACATTTTTCTTACCTCTCTCTCTCTTACACTATCAATATAAGCATTCGAAAGTGATTCGTCAAGAGGAAAAATAAAAAAAAATG